AAGTGGACTTTCCCGCCATTCAAAGAGAACTGGCACCACAAGGTGATCGCCGAGTGGTTGGAGAAGCTGGACCGCCGGGCGCCGGTCGAAGGTTTCAGCCGCGGGCTTGACGGGCTGATGATCTTCGCCCCGCCGCGACATACAAAGAGCGAGATTGCGACGGTACGCCGTCCGGCCTGGTCGATCGGCCGAGACCCGGCGCGCATGTTCATGCTGGCCTGTTACGGTCAGGACCTCGCTAACGACTTCTCGGTTGCCATCCGCAACACGATGCAGGACGAACCGTACCAGCGACTCTGGCCGGTCCAGTTCCGCAAGAATACAGATCAGAAGTGGCAGATCGTACGACCAATCGCGGTTGAGAACCAGCGGCCTTCGATGATCGCCGGCGGCATCACCGCGGGCAAGTTCACCGGTGGCGGCGCCACTGACTTCATCATCGATGACCCTTTTAAGAACCAGCAGGAAGCATGGTCGAAGGGCAAGCGCGACAACGTCTGGAACCAGTACCTGACTGCGGCGCGTACGCGACTGCAGCCGGGCGGCACGATCTGCGTGCAGCAGACGCGCTGGCACGAAGACGATTTGAGTGGCCGGCTGTTGAAGCAGGCGCTGAGCGACAAGCGCGCACGGCAGTTCGTGGTGCTCTGTCTGGCAGCCACCAACGATGACGGCAAAAGTTCCTACATCTGGAACACAGCGACGGGCGAGAAAGACTACTTTCCAGCTTATGAAGCGCTGTGGCCGGGCTGGTGGCCGCGCGACGTACTCGAATCGATCGAAGTAGAACTCGGACCTGTCTTCTGGCAGGCGATGTACATGCAGGCACCGACAACGGTGCTGGGCACGATCTTTAAGCGTGATGCGTGGGGCACGTTCTCAAACGTTCCTCAGCTCGAGCGCCTCGTCCAGGTCTACGACACGGCCTTCGAAGAAGGACAGGAGAGCGATTACTCCGCTTCTATCACGCTCGGTTTATCGGCCGGCAAGTTCCCGGTTATGGACGCGTGGCGTTACCAGGTGTCGTTCCCGAACCTGGTGATGAAGGTCTACGACCGATGGAATGCGTGCCTGCCGATGTATGGCAGGTACCCGGAGCGGCTGCTGGTTGAGCGCAAAGGTTCCGGCATCTCGCTGATCCAGCAGATCGAGCAGAACAACCTCACCGGGCAATGGGTCACGCCAGAGGGCAAGGCAATCGCCGTGCCGGTGATTCCGGTCTTCGGCATGCCGGCGAAGGAATCGAAAGAGGTCCGCGCGCACGGCATCTCGGGCTACCAGAACGCTGGCATGATCCTGTTGCCGCCAGCGGCTGAGTGGAAGGCCGATTTCGTCGACGAGCACGCGGCGTTCCCCAAGGGCGCAAACGATGACTGGGTGGATACGACGGTCCATGGCGTGACCTACTTCACGCGGCCGGTCGAAGAGACCGAGCAAGAGTTCGTCCTCGGCGAAGACATTCAAATCTCGCCCGATCTGGACGAATGGGAATTCAGGAGCAGCTGGTAAGACAGGTTTTGCCCGGCAGTCGCGAAAGAATATCGGCTGCGGATCGGTCCCCTGTGACTAGGGGGTAGTCAGGCCGAGTGCACTACGTTGTGAGTGCATCAGGTCAATTCCGCTTAGAGCGTCGCATCGCTAAGATGCCGCGCACCGACGGCGGGCCGGGCAATCGTTTTTATAGCGCGCAACACAGGGTCACGCCAACCAGCGTGGCCCTTTGATTTTGGAAGGCCATAGAGTGAAATTCTGGACGACAAAAAAAGCGGCTGAGCCGATCAGCGAGAGCGCTCGCGCGCCCCAGGTCTCGCTCAACGAGATGGTCGAAGCGGTGATGACGCTGCCGGAGATCGCCGAGGCTTTCACCCGCGCCGATATCGAACTCGCACTCGATGACCGCGGCTGGGTCAACCTTGCCACCGGATCGACCAGCATCACCTCGCGCGAACTCGATCCCATCGCGCGCAAGCAGCTGATCTTCAAGTCGCGCCTCTACTGGCACCGCGACCCGCTGGCCAAGCAAGCGGTACGGCTGTGGACTGACTACGCGCTTGGCAACGGCGTGACCTTCAACTGCGACGACCCGGCGACGCAGAAGGCGCTAAACAAGTTCTGGAAAGACCGGCGCAACCGCTCTGTGCTGTCCTCTGAAGGCCAGCGCAAGTCGTCGAAGAAGTGCCTGATCGATGGTGACGTGTTCTTCGCCATCTTCAATCGCGAAGTCGTGCGGCGCATTGAGCCGTTGCAGATCACGGAAGTGATCACCGAGCCGGACGACGAAGAGAACGTGATCGGCTTCCGCCGCCTGATGGGTGACGGCAAGACAGTGAAGTTCTACCGCAACTGGTCTGCCACCGATGACGACGTCGCGATCGTCGAAGGCCAGCCTTACGGCACCAGCAAGGAGACGGTGACGTTCGAACCGGATGTGGTGATCTATCACCTGCCGTTTGACGCGACCGGCCACTTCGGCAACGGCCTGCTGTTCGCGGCTGTGGATTGGTCGAAGGAGCATCGCCGCTTCATGGAAGCGCGCGTCGCGATCACGGCGGCACTCGCCAAGTTCGCCTACAAGATGTCCGTCAAGGGCGGGCAGAACACGATCAATGCGCTCCAGGCGCGGTTGCAGTCCTCACATGTTACCAACGGCGTTGCCGGTATTGAGCGCAACCCGTCGAATGCGCCCGGTGGCACCTTCTTACAGAACGCTGGAATCGACCTTGCTCCGATGCCGCGCGGAACTGGCGCGGGCGATGCGAAGGAAGACGGCAACAGCCTGAAGCTGATGGTCTCGGCCGCAACCGGCATCATGCTGCACTACTTTGGCGACCCTTCGACCGGGAACCTTGCGACCGCGACGGCGATGGAGCTGCCGATGCTCAAGATGTTTGAGAGCTATCAGCAGTTGTGGATCGACGCGTACCGCGACATCTTCTCGATCATCCTCGACGAAGACCCGGACGAAGAACCCGCTGTCATCGACATCGACCTGCCGCCGATTCTAGCGGATGACCTGACCGGACTGTCTCAGGCTGTCACCTCGATCACGACCGTGTTCCCGGAACTCAAGGTCGATGAAGTCATGCAGATGTGCCTGACCTCACTCGGCGTGAACAACGTCGATGAGGTGATGAAGGCGGCAAAAGCCCAGCGCAAGAAGATCGACGCGCAGCAACAGCAGCAAGACACGCTGATGGCGACCATGGCGCAACCGAAACCGGGCGCACCGCCGCTGACGAAAGAATCCTACGCGGAGCTGATCACCGCGTTCACCTCGATCGCCGAAAGCCTCCGGGCATGAGACGCGACGTGTTCCGTGAGGCGCGCGAAGTACGTGCCCGGGCTGAGCGCCGCATCCGTGAGCACGAAAGACGCTGCGACGCCTGCCGGCGCGACGATCAATGCGACGAACGCAGGGCGATCGAGCGCGAAGCCGACATGAAAGACAACACGCCGGTGAGGCTCTGATGATGATTCACATCCTGACCAATCTCGCTGAGGCGATGACGCGCCCGGGCCTGATGTCGGTTGTGGGTGTCAGGCGCGAGAAGATTTGCACCCGCGACTTGAAGCGTTACTTCAGGTTGCTGGGCGAACGAGTCGAAGCCGCAGAACTCGGAAAGCTCGCCACGGTCGACCACAAAGACGCGGCACTGAGTGCAGCGAATTTGAAGCTTGCGCAGATCACGCGGGCACTGCAGCCGATGCTTTTGCAGGTGCTGAGCACGAATCTGTACGCGGCCATTTTGGAAGGTGACAAGCTCACCATCCTCAAGGAATCGGTGGGCGCTGTTCCCCCAGCAGCGTTACCACCGCTTCCTCCGAATCCGCCTGAGGCGACGGTCACGCCAACCGGACTGCTTGGCTTGAGCGGGCAAGAGGCTGCGGCCTGGGCCTCGCTCTACTCGTCAGAGCTGGTCACCGGCATCGATCAGACGACGCGCAATCTGCTGCGCGATGCGATCGAGACCGGGATCGAAGACAAGCTGGGCGTCGACGGGCTCGCGAAGCTGATTCGCGAAGTGATTGACGGCATGACGACGCGACGGTCTGAGCTGATTGCCTCGACCGAGATGAACGCGGCATTTAGCGAGGCCGCGCTTCGCAAGATGCGAAGGCTGAATACCACCTACAAGCGGCTGATCCTTGCGCCGGGCGCATGCCCGATCTGTTCGGCGGCTGAGGCGAAAGGCCCGATTCCGATCGATGAGCCGTTCACCGATGACGGCGACCAGCGCACGCCACTGCACCCTTACTGCCGCTGCGCCACCGTTGGCGCACGCGCTCCTGAGACTGAGAACTAGGTCATGTTATTCGTCTGCCCCATGCGGTCCAGCGCCATTGTTCGCAGAACCCGCTTGGCCTCGACATCAGTGAGACGCCCTGTTCGGCTGAGACGAGGGCCAGCGGCTCGCAACTGATAACGGTACGGACCCGCGTGAACCCGAGCATTCGCAGTAGGCGCTCCTTCATGTAGCGCAGCCTATCACACGGCAAATTTCTAGCGCCCTTCGCGGGGCGCTTTCCTTTTGGGGCAACTGATGAAATCCCTCAAACAGTACGTCTTCAACGTCCTCATCTGGATCGACTGCGGCGTGAATGTGGTGCTGCTGGGCGGTTCGCCTGACGACACCATCTCCGGTCGCAGCCAGCGGGGATTTGTCGCCCACCGGCGGGCATGGACATTGCTGCATAACCTGCTCGATCGCATTCAGAAGAACCACTGCGAACAAGCACTGGCTAACGACCTTTCCGGCGCCGACCGGCACACCGAAGCCCTGGACCTCGAATAAGGAGAGTTATGAACAAGCGTTTTATCAAGGTACTGATCGAAGCCGGGATGCTGCCGCAATCGGAATCGCTCGACAAGTTGCGCGACCTGGTGAGTGCTGCACTTCGCACGACTGCCTGCGCCTGCGACCCGACGGCTGCTGACTGCCAATGTCCGGACGGCACGCGCTGTGCGTGCGACGACGAGTACGGCCCCTGGATTCAGGACCTGTTCGTGGACAAGGTCGTGTATCAGCAGATGGGCAAGCTTTACCAGCGCGACTACACTGTATCGAAAGGTAACGTGACCTTCGGCGCACCGATTCAGGTTGAAGTGGCCTACAAGCCACTGTCTGAATCGCATCGCGTGATGGCGCGCGAAGCTGCCACCACGAAAGCCGCGAAGTACGACAGCAGCAAGGGCGTGCTCAGTATCCGCGTGATCGAGGCTGGCAAGAACAAGAGCGGCAGCCGCTACTACCCGGCGCCGGTACTCAAGCGCGACCACAAGATCTTCGAAGGCGCCAAGATGTTCGCCAATCACCAGACCGAGGCCGAAGCAAAGACCCGGCCCGAAGGTGATGTGAATAACTGGGTCGCCTCGCTCACGTCAACGACGTGGGATGAATCGGCGAAAGCGGTGATGGGCAAAGTCACCGTCATCGACCCCGTGTTCAAAGCCAAGCTCGACACGCTGAACGAGAACGGATTGCTGCCCGAGATGGGCGTCTCGATCCGCGCCATCGGCGAAGCGGTCGACGCCGAAGTCGATGGAGAGCGGACCAACATGGTCGAGCGCTTCATCGCAGCCCGTTCTGTTGATTTCGTCACCTACCCCGGCGCGGGCGGCCGTGTGGAGGCGATGGAGTCGGACCATGCAGATGAGTTCGACGCCGATCTGATGACCGAAGCGCAATTGCGTGAGCGTCGTCCTGATCTCGTAGAGCTGATCGAATCCAACGCACTCGCCCGCGGAGAAGAAATGAAGACCATCGAACAGCAACTGAAGGAAGCACAGGATCTGGCCGCCAGCGAGAAGAAGCGCGCCGACGAAGCCACTGCCAAGCTGCAGGAAGCCGAGACTGCCACCAAGAAGGCGACGGCGTCCGTTGAACTCACCCGACTCCTGACCGAGTCCAAGCTGCCCGAAAAGGCGCAGGCGAAGTTGAAGAAACAGTTCGCCGAAGCGACTGAGGCGACCGGCATGGCCGAGGCGATCACCGAAGAGAAGGAATACATCTCCTCCTTCGCGCCGGCCACTGGCGTCAAGGGCATGGGCGCCGGGGACAACAAGGTCCAGGAGTCCGCCGAGGACAAGGGCAAGGCGAACCTCGAAGAGGCGTTCGCACTGCTGCCCGGTTTCTCGACCGAACAAGCCAAGATCGCAGCACGCGGCCGCTAGTCCGGCGCGTAACGCACCCATCCAGCAATTCGGGCGGCCATCGGCCGCCCTTCACTTTTCCCGCAAAGGAATCAGAACATGCAGAACCTCAAGCAGGAAGGGATCACTCTCGACTTCGTAGAGTCGGCCCTGAATCACCCCACGCACGCGAACGGTCTGGTCTCGGCTGGCGATCCCGTCAGCGTCGGCAAGATTGTCGGCGTGTCGAAGACCACGGCTTCCGCCACCACGGACACGATCCC